ATCAGCAAGCCAAGTGTAATCTTGGTTCTGTTCCATACCTCGAATCAAATATGAACGACGACCTCTTAGAGAACGTAGAGCTCTATGACGTCGTCGAACGTAAGTTTGCGGGCTTCTCACAAATCGTTAACGACGTGTTCTATGGTTGGACTCCTGAACATCCTTACTGGGAGAAGATGGAGAAAGGTCATCACACATACCAACGTAAGACGATTGCAACCGACTGGACTGGCAAGCACGCTGACTTCAAGCTTGCTGAATGGCTTTACGTATTCCTTCTCCATCGTGTGACTGGTTCTGGTATCAACTACTCGGTAAAACCTTCGGGCTACTCGAACACGATTCTTCCGCATCTCTACAAGTTTAAAACTATCGAAGAGATGACGAGGTTTCTTAACGTTTATCCGTATCCATTCTACACGTCAGTAGGTTATCAGTTTCCTTCCTTTCCAAAACCAAAACCTGGTTACAAGAGAGGCGGAGACTATTACCTTTCTGAGTATGCACCGCGTCTTTGTCGAGAAATGGCAGAGTGGCTCGAAGGCAATAATCAAAAGAAGGATCTCCGTGAAATCGGAGAATGGATGTTTGATTGGAATACCAAGAATGGACTTCGTGTTTATCGATTCCAATATGCGGCATTCGTAGCAGACATTGCCGATTGGTTTCCGCAGTATGTCAATCTCGAAAGCCCATTCTACTACGGTACGAATGCTGTCGAGTGTATCTCATATCTGGCAAACAACACAAACAAAATGAAACAAGAGCTCTTCCTCGATAAAGTGATGGAGAAGATCTATGCAGACACTGGTGCCTATCCCTACAACGCAGAAGATGTATGTTGCGACTTTATCCGATGGGTCGAGAACTATGTAAAACCAGGTGGAGCTTATAACCATCTCGATTTCGACTCATTGTGGTCGTCATGCAAAATTAAAAATCATCCGTATGGTCGACAGAAGGCAATGCTGGATCTCGGCTTAGTTCGCACCTTTAACGGAATGACAAACCATCCATCTGACGATACCATTATCAAGGCTGCTGGACTCGCTGTTGAACAATATAAGGCTAAAGTCAATGAACTTGTTAACTGAATTGCTGGGTGAACACGAGTTTGATATTCAGTATCCCAATATTGCCGATGTCGAATATGACGACAAAGGTAAACCTAAACAATCGTGGATGAAGAACTGGACACAGGAAGAACGAACTGAAAAGTTCTTCGAGTTCTGCCGAGAGTATGACTTACGTCGTGACTCGCTTCTTCGTGACAACTACCAACAGTTTAGCCATCGCCTACACTGGCACGAGTGTCCGTTCGTTGACGAGATGAAAGAAGTCGATGATCCTCGAACGGTGCTTGAAGCTTGTCTCATCTTCTCGTTTAGTAATGAACACTGGAAGACTTTCAGAGCATGGAGATCTGGAGGTCCTGAAGCCATGCGTACTCGATTTATGACTGAACGTCATGCTCGATCAGATCTTTTTCAAATCTATTATCCAAAGGATACGAGTGTAAAAGATTGGCTATGTGATGTACCGAATGATTTTGCTCACATACACGCTGATCAAATCTTTGCTGCTCGTAATCGTCCTTATACGATGATGGAATTTGCCAAGAAGTTGAACGAGATCTTTGTGAAGGAGTATGGATTCCGTAATGCCATGTATCCTTCGAAGAATGCAGCTCGACATGTGGCTATGAGCCACCCAGAATGGGTGGATCCTGACTCTTTTCTCCATGGCGGTACAGGTTACTTCGATGGTTTGAGTCAAGTGTTCGACTGTCCGAATCTCATGAGCAAGAGCAAGTACGAGATCAACGAGTTCGGTGACTACGTTCCTCTGAACGATGCAGCGAAGATGCAAGTCGAGCATATGGATTATCTGAAGGCACATCCTTCCAATCCAATTCATACGCACAACTATCTGAACCTCGAAGACAAGCTGTGCATGCATTATAAGTATATGGCAGTCAAGTTTGGCGTGAAGTCACAGACGATGCAAATCCCGTATGATTGGGTATATCCCATTGAATGGTCGCTCAAGACCAATAATTATGATAGGCTAACGAATGGCGCATAACAAACATGTTCGCGACGGAGTCAACAAAGACGTAGGCATTTACGGTTGGGAAAAAGCCAGAGAATATTATCTCAACCTTGCCGAGACATGGACTGATCCATATCCTGATCCAGTCATAACAGTACACGATGGCATTCGATGTGTACGAGATGATTTGATTACAGGAACGAAGGTTCGTGGAGGCGATTGTCTACTTTCAAAAATCAATCAGTCGACTATCGTGTATGTTCAACCTCGCACTGGTCTCGCTGGCGTTTCTCTTCTCGATGTAGCAAAACGCCACAACAAGAAGGTGAAGCTGTTCATGCCTTCTTCACAAACAATCTCTCATCATCAGGCATGTTGCATCGAGCAAGGAGCAGATGCCTCGTTCCATCGTATCGCTGCGATGCCAAACCTAAACCTGATCGCCAAACTTTGGGCAGATTCTCAAGACGATGCCTTCTTCGTTCCGCTCGGTCTGAAGCATGAGCTAGTCACTGCTGGTATCGTGAAAGCTGCATCGAAGATCGAAGCACCTGACGAAGTGTACGTAGCTATCTCGACAGGTGTTCTGTCACGTGCAATGCAAATCGCATGGCCAAATGCCAAGTTCCACTCGGTTGCAGTGTCTCGTAACCTCAAAGCTGGCGAACTCGGTCGAGCCGAAGTCATCTCTGAGCCGATGCCATTTCAACAGAGCGAGAAGCCAGAGAATCTTCCTCCTTTCCCTTGCATCGATACTTACGACGGTAAGGTTTGGAAATACATTCCAAAAAATACTGGCAAGAACATCTTGTTCTGGAATGTCGGCAAAGAGCCAGTGCTGAATGATCCTACGATCTACGAACGCGTAAATAGTTACCGCGATTGGCCAAAAAATGATGTACAATATAGAACACTTGATATATAAGGGATAATATGAAAACTCTTATTACATCTCCATTCACACCCGTATCTTCTAACATCCATTCGCATCGAGCTGCGCAAGCTGCCATCTATGCAGAACAAATTTCTGTAGAGAATGGTGGACTGGTTCATCTCGATCGAACTGGTGATATTCATCATGACATCAATTCGTTTGATAGCATCTATGTGTATCATGGCAACGATTGGTTCGGTTCTCTGAATCTCTTTGGTGGTATGAAAAATTACGGGAATATCGACAACCTAATTCGATTCTCCAAAATTGATAAAACCAAAAAAGTCTATTCCCTTTGGATCGATCATCCAAAGTACAGCGAGATGCTCGAACCCCGTTTGAACGGTGAAATCCATCCCGACTGGCATAAGGTCGACTGGGAAAATCTCAAGTATATCGAAAACAATGCCATCACGGTCCGAGAAATCGAGATCGTAAATCGTGCTGTGGCAGGTGACAGTCATGCCATCTGCATGTATCGTCCAGGTTGGTTCGTCAACTCGGTTCCTTTCAAGACTTTACACGGTGCACTTAAAGAAGGTTTACAAACTTTCATTCAGCCTCATCATGAGATTGCTGAATTCTATTTTGGTAACATCGACGTACGCCATCACCTCTGTCGTCAGCCTGATCCTGAAGCGGCTACTCGAGATTTGGCGAATAGATACTATACACAACTGAGTCAGCTCGATCTTGCCAAGGTCTATGCATATGAGTTGCTTCCTATCGAAAACGAATCTCGTGTTTTACCAAAGACTGGTTACTATAAAGGTACTCCGTTCTATGGTTCATGGGAAGATCGCAACAGATGTCGTCTTATCTTCAAGGACGAGATGAGAAAGCTCTGTGCTCAAGGCAGTGTCAACTTTATCGAGTGGGTTGATCCACTTCTTAACGATAGAGGTGAGCTCGACTTTGAATGTATGGAAAAGCCAAAGTCTGTGCATCTCTCGCGCAATTCATATCCGCATTGGCAAGGTCGTAAATGGAGCGGCTTGTCAGAAAATAAACCTGCAACTCTTGAGGACTTTTTTACATAATGGCAAAAATTGAGTATAAATACAATGAAGGCGAATCACTCAAAGAAATTCAGTCTTATATCGATGCTACCTACGATCAGCATTATTCCCGAAATAAATTTCAAGCAACAGAATTCATCATTGATGCTGGTCACGGAACTGGTTTCAATATTGGGAATATGATGAAGTACACGCAACGATACGGTCGCAAAGGCGATCCTGCCGAATGGCGAAAGGACCTTCTAAAGGTTATCCACTATGCAATTATGCAACTCCACGTCCATGACACTGAATACAAGGATTAATTATGGGTATTGAAATTAATGTTCCAATGGAAGAGCTACGCAAGCGCAAGCTCTTTATTGCCGCACCAATGTATGGCGGCCAATGCGCAGGCATGTTTACACGTTCGATCGCAGATCTCTCGGCACTCTGCACACACTACGGAATCCAAGTCAGATTCTACTTCCTCTTCAACGAATCACTGATTACTCGAGCACGCAACTATTGCGCCGACGAGTTCATGCGTTCAGGTGATACTCACTTGATGTTCATCGACTCGGACATTGGATTCAATCCTAACGACGTGATCGCTCTTCTTGCGCTGCAGAATCCAGATGCAGCAGAAGACAAATATGACATCATCGCTGGTCCATATCCGAAGAAGTGCATCAGCTGGGAAAAGATCAAGCTTGCTGTCGATAAGGGCATGGCTGACGAGAATCCAAACGATCTTGAAAAGTTTGTCGGCGACTACGTCTTCAATCCAACTGGTGATACTCGTGAAATTCCTCTCGGTCAACCAGTCGAAGTGCTCGAATCTGGTACAGGTTTTATGATGATTCGCCGTAACACCTTCGAGAAATTCCAAGAAGCATATCCTCAGCAATTCTACAAGCCAGATCATGTTCGCACAGAACATTTTGATGGCAGCCGCGAGATCATGGCTTACTTCGATACGCCTATCGATCATAAGCGTACGAACATCGATGCCGAGCTTGCAGAGTTCTTGAAGCAAAATCCAAAGGCAAAACCAGCCGAAATCCTTGCATTCGTCAAAGATCCTAATAATGGCTTGCTGAAGGATTACTCGAAGCGATACCTCTCTGAAGACTACATGTTTTGCCAGTGGGTTCGCAATGCTGGTATGCATGTATGGCTTTGCCCATGGATGGAACTGAAGCACGTTGGTTCGTATGTATTCGGTGGTTCTCTACCAGATATTGCACGCATCGGTGCTGCAGCAACTGCAGATCCTTCTGCACTTGGTAAAAACAAATAAGTGTACAATTAATACAAACCTTGGTATATTGAATATTCCGAACATATGGAGATTTATTATGAAATTAGATAATGAT